TCTTCTTGTACTTTGTCCAGAGGGCGTGCCAGCCTTTCTTGGGGACGCTGAACCCTCCGACCTGCACCGTGTCGTTTTCGGAGATGAGGAATTTGTACTGGACTTCCACGTAGCTGTCTCCTTGAGAATAACTTACGTTCTCGCCGACGAACAGCAGCTCGCCCTCCGAATAGCCTCGGAAAGTGCTTGAATTATAGCGGCATCTGCGGTAGGCTATCTTCTTGCGGAGGTTCGCCGTCCACTGACTCCTCGGGAAGTAGTGCGTGATGGTCATCGTGCCCGTTGGCACGAGTATGCTGACACCCCTCGGCTCCAGCGTCCCGTCTCCGCTCTCCTGCACGTCGATGAGCCCGCCGTAGAGGGGGCAGTCGCCGTGGGTGCTGACCCGGTTCAGCGAGACCGTGCGGGTGGCGGTGGTGGTTGCAAACTCGATTGACACCTTCTCGGCGGGGATGTCGCCGTCGTCTTCGTCATCGTTGAGACCAGAGGAGTAGTCGCCGCCTCCGGTGTACTTGTACTCGGCGCTGACTTTCCAGTTCTTGCTGTTGATGCGTTCGCTGACGGTGAAGCGCTGGATGCTCATCCCGAGGTACTTCTTGACCACCACATCGGAAGCCCGCATCGCGTCCACGACATCCGCCTCGTCGGCGTCGGTGTCGCTCTTGGCGTAGTACATGATTTCGCAGGAGGTGGCTCGCTGGTAGGTTTCGTCCGTCTCGAGATTGGTGGCTGGTGCCAGCTGTTTTATCGTCCAAGTCATTGCAATTCCTCACTTTACGGTAAGCATCTGCTCGATGTCCTCGGCGTAGCGCTTGCTGTTGCGGGTGAGCTCGATGAGCTTGTCCAGCATCTTCTGCGCCTTGTCGCCCAGACCGGCGATGCTCTTGCTCATATCGCCGAACCTGCCGGACATCAGCTGGCTCGCCTTCTCCATCCTGCTGGCGATGCCGTTCAGGACGGCGGGGTCGACATTGGGTCTGGTGGTAGCCGCCGCCTCTTTCTGTTGTTCTTTAGCAGGCGGCTGTACCGAAGTCGCGGGGACGGACGGGCGTTGCTTGACCGCCACCTGCAACGCCTGCTGGCGCTGGAAGGCGATTTGCCTGATGGACGACGAGACCACGCCAGCCCAGCTCTGCAGACCTCCCCACTTGACGGTGATGGCGCGTGCGTTGAAGTCGGCGGTGTCGTCCTTCTTGGTGTTTTCGGCGGTCATCGCGGTGTTGTCTTCAATGCTGTCCCAGACCTTGTAGTACTTGTCGCCCTTGATGTGGTTCTCCGCCCTAATCTTCTCGTTCTGCGCCTTCAGGTTGGCGGTCTCGGTGGCGATTTCCTGCTTCAGCTTCTCGATGTCGTCCCTGCGGCGCTTCATCTCCGCCATCAGCCCTGCGTCCCGCTCGCCCTTCACCAGCTCGGCAGTCTCGTTGTAGGCATCAATCTTGCGCTTGAGCTCTTCGTTGAGCATTCTGATTCTGCCCTGCGTCCTCGCCTCAATCTGGCGGAGCTTATTTTCGGAGTCGACGACTGCCTGCGTGTACTGGTATTCGCGTTGCGCCTTATTGCGGCGGTTCATCTCGTCGAGGACACGGTTCTCCCGCTCGGCGTCGTTTCGCGAGTAGTTAAGACCGGGGACGTATGAGCGCATGATGTTGAGGCTCTTCGCCAGACCGGTGATAAGGTCATCTATGGCGTTCTTGACCCACAAGATGATGAGGTTGAATGCAACCTTGCACGAACCCGCTATCCACTCCCAGCCATAAGCAATCTTGCCCTTCAGCCACTCCCAAGCCACGGCGATTCCATTGACGGTGTACGCCCAGCCCTTCTGCAACGCGGTGGTGAACGTAGTCCAGCCGTTCTTGAGGACGACGATGACGGCTTGCCAGGTGTCCACGATGTCCAGTGTCCAGATTTTCCATATCAACTTCAAGTCCTTGCACAGCAGATTCCAAGCTCCCTTGAAATTGCCCAGCATCACGGCGTCCCAGATGACCTTGAGGCTGTCTCCCAAGCCGTCCACCATCTCCTGCCACTTCGCGCCGAAGTAGTCGCATACATCCTGCCAGACGCCCTTCAGCCACTGCCAGAGCTTGCCCAGAGCATCGGTCTTGTAGAGGACATACCCAAGGATTCCAACCACGGCGGCGAGGGCGGCTATCCATCCCCACGTGGCGAGCGACATTCCTCCAAGTGTGCTGAAGACAAAGGAGATGGAACCAATAATGTGTCTAAACATGACTGATATAAGCCCAAACGACACCTTCAGCGCTCTGCCTGCCGCTATAAATGGCTGGACGAAAAACGAATACATGAATTTGCTCATGGTCGCACCCAGACCGGAAACCATAATGAACAATGCCCTGAACCCATATAGCAGCTTGTTGACAGCCCAAGACACTGCCATTACCGCCCCCAAAATGGCTGCAAATGGATTCAGAAGCATGAGTTTAAGGCTCAATCCATATACGTTTATGGCTGAGAATGCGGCGGCAAATCCCTTTCCAATCAGCCCTATCTTCCCGAATATCCACGCCAGCACCACGCCGATGCCCTTGATGATGCTGCCAACACCCATTATCATGGAGCCGATATATTTGATGGTAACACCAACACCGGCGAGGATGGCACCTACCGTGGCGATTGCGCCGCCAATAATCAGGAACAGCCCCAAGCCCTTGAACAGCAATATAATCCATTCCCTGTGGCGCTTGATGAAGTTGTTGATGGGTTGCGCCCATCTCGACAGCATCTGGGCAATCTGCATCAGGGCGGGGGCGAGAGCCTGCCCCAGCGAGGCGAAGACTATGGAAAGTTGAGCCTTCACGTTAGTCCACGCATCCAGCAGGGCGGCGGCGGAGTCAGCCTGCTCCTTGGTCATGATGATGCCGAGCTCCTGCGCCTTTTTCTTCAGTTCGTCGATGCTTCCGAGCATCGGCAACAGCATCGTGCCGGACTTGCCGAAGAGCTCCATCGCAACGCGGGTCTTGTCAGCCTGCGACTTGAGGGCGTTGAGGCGCTTGGCTACCAGCTCGAACTGCGCCCCGACGCCGGCGTTTTTGAACGCAGGGGAGTTGGGGTTGATGTTCAGCTTGCTGAACGCCTCGAGCGGAGTCTTCTTGCCGGACTGTGCTTCGCTGACCGCCTTGTTGAGCCTGCGGATAGCCTGCTCCAGCAACTCGATGGTAGCGCCAGAGCGCTCGGCGGCGTAGCCCATTGCGGAGAGCCACTCCACCGTGGCGCCAGTACGCGCTGACATCTTGTTGATGGCGTCGCCCATCTCGATGAAGCGCTTGGTCACGTAGTACAGCCCGGTGAGACCCACCGCCGCAAACCCCATGATGCGTGTTCCGAATGCGGCGATGCTCTTGCCGAATGAGTTGAGGCGGGAGCCGATGTTGCTGACCTTGGAGCCGACGGCGGAGACGGCGGTGCCGATGGCGGTGATGCCCAGTGCCAGCGCCCTGCCTATCTGCGCCTTTCCCAGCGCCTGCGCCGACGCACGGAGCTGGTTCATCACCTTCTTGGCGTTGTCCACGCCGCGTTGCAGCCCGGACATCTCCGCAGTGATGGAAACATACGCCGAACCGGCTTTAACACCTTGTGCCATAATCAGTTACCTCTCATTGTGTAAATCCGTCCCGCTTCATCGCGTCGAACACGTCATCTGCTTTGCCCGGCTTCTGGCGGCGGTAGGGGTTGACATCGTCCGGCTTGTAGTGCTCCTTCAGGAAAGGATTTGCGTTGAGCGACGCAGCCATCAGATGGGAGACCTTGCGCCATTCGTCCTCCTGCCTCGCCTTCGTCATCGTGAGCAACTCCCGGTACGTGTGTTGCAATGGACTGATTCCCAGCACTCCAGCCATCTCCCAGATTACTCGATAGGCTTCTTCAGCTCTTTCTCCAGCGCCGCCTCCGCCTTGTCCAGCGCCTCGTCCATCCTCTCCTCGCCCATCTTCATCGCCTTCGTCATCAGCGCCCTTGTCCTCTGGCTGGGGAAAAAATTTATGGTCTCCTCCACAAACGCCTTGGTGGCTTCGTCGAGGGCGTCGCCGTAGAGATTGCGACCAAAATCGGCATCCGAAATGCCGTATGCCTTCGCCTGCTCCGAATGAATCACGTAGAGGATGTCGCACAGCAGGACGATGTCCTCGGAGATTTTGGTCAGCAGGTCGCCAGTGGCTATCTCCATCAGGTTCACTCCCAGCGCAGTCTTGAGCTCACGCACCTCCGCCACCGTGATTTGCGTCTTGTACTCGTTTCCCTTCGCATCCTTCCAGATTTTCATCTCTTGCCTCCGTGTTGTGCTCTATTTGTTTATACGCCAATGCCATTGACGCACATTATCTTACTACGCAGAGACGAAAACAGCCCCGCAAAGAGTCAATCCATGCGGGGCATCTCGCTTTGAACTATCTGATTTTTTCAGATAGTTAGATTTTATTAAATTTCAATCATTTATTGGTTGTAAAGGATTTCTTTGCAACCGGGCTACTCTATCCATTGAGCCTCTTGGCTTGATTCAACGCCGTCAATGCCTCCAGCAGGTCGATGAGGTCAATCTGCACCGCCGTGTTCCGGATTAATGAGAAAGAGCAGACCGTTGAGACGGTCGAGTGGCAGGCAGACCATCTCCTGCACCCCGCCATCGGTAAGGTATTCACGTGACGTGCATACCTTTGATAAAGCCTTGTTCTTCTTGATTTTAGACAGAATGCCATTCCACTTCAATCCAATCCCCTCGACCAGTGGCTTCAATGCCACTTGATGTTCAGGTGTGTTGGTCGCTCTCACAACAGTGTCCAAAAACGGCACGTTGACGAACCTCTGCAATGCTTCTTGCATTTTTACCTCCTAAAACAAAACAGCCCCGCAGGGATTGACTCCCTGACGGGGCTTTTGTGCGTGTGCTGTCAGATGCTATTAGGTCGATGAGGAGGAGCCGGCAGCGGCAGTCAGCTCGGACGGGGCACGCTTGTCGGTGTTAACATTCATCGTAAACGCGTAGGTACCAGCGCTTTCGTTGGTCTGGTCGTCATCGACTGAAGCAACCGAGAAGTCGGCGTCAATGCCTCGACCGGACTTCGAGATGGCTTTCATCGCCACGAGCGTGCCGGAGTGCCATGCCGAGAGCAGGGCTTCCAGCGCGGCGTCGGTGGTGCCGTCGCCAGACTGGGTGTCGTAGTAGGTGAAGGTGAGCTGGCAGCTCTTCTTGCCGGCGATGGTAGAACCCCACTCACCGGAGGCGCGGTCGCTGACATCGACATCTTCACGCGAGTAGCTGATTTTGACATCCTTCACGGCTGTCAGTTTGGTGGTGGCTTGTCCGGCGGAGCCGTTGGCAACTCCGTAGTACAGCTCATCAATTGAACCAAGGTGTTTAGCCATTTGCTGTAACTCCTTATTTGTTAGGTGTTTAGTTGATTACGTTCTTCCAGAACTCGGCAAGCCTCGGTTGAGACCTGTCAAGGGCGGGTTGCATCGTGGGGCGCTTGGGGTAGGTGTGCTTCTTCGCCATTTTCACCCGCTGGTGGTCGATGTACCTCGTCCAGCGTACCACTCCCTCGCCGCCGTACTCGTGGATGGGGGCGATTTTGTTCTTGCCTCCAATCGGGCCGATGTAGGCTTCGCCAGCGTCCTCGTCCACCTCGAAGTGAAAACTGGATTTCCACCATTTTCCGTGCTCGAAGGGGGGCTTGCCGACAGGCGAAGGCACATAGCGGGTGGCGATGTGCTCCTTGCCCTTCTCGTCCTTCCAGACGTGTTGCTGGGTCTTGTTGGAGTGCCTGATGCTGTTCTTGGCGACGCGCCAGACGTAGGCGGCAGACCTGCGGAGGGCGGTTCTCTTCGCCTTCTTCATCCGCTCGCCGTCTGCGTCCAGCGCCCTCGTCCACTTGATGGTGACGTTAGCCCAAGAGCCTATTGCCATTGTTGCACCTCGCCGTCCATGACCTCGACCGTGAGGACGCACAGGAACTGGCGTCGCTTATGCACGAGGTCGGTGTCGCAGATGGTGGTTTCAGGGGCGAGCACCTGTACTTTGCTGTCCAGGTCTTCGCCAGTCAGCGCATCGGCAATCTGCTCCGACAGGGCGACGTACTTCTCGACCGGCTCGCCCTCCTTGAGCCACCGAGCCACCCCTATCTCGTAGGAGTAGGTGTAGTGGGTGCAGGAGCGACCGATTTCACGCAGGGTGTTGGTGGGGACTACGATGACCTTGGTGAGACCATCGAGGTCGCCGAGACGAGCCTGCGCAGTGTAGGACAGCTCGGAGCTGTCCGCGTATGGCTTGCAGAACTCCGCCAGCTTGTAGCCTATCTCAATCAGCCTGCTCACGGTCAACCTCCTCCGTGTGTATCCGGTACGTAGTCTGGGAGCGGTCGTGCCACCTCCAGCAAGCCTCCATGTCGGTGTCGCACACCGCATACCGCTTGCCATCGACCACGATGACATCCCTCACGGCGGGGCGGTTGATATTGAGGTCAGCCGCCCTGACGACGATGTCCATCCTGTGGATGTGCATCATCGCACCGCCGTAGTTCTGGGAGAGCAGGACGGACTGCCCGACCTTGCAGGGCACGTCGTCTCCGACGCTGATGCCGTCGCGGAGATACTGGCATCGGTCGTCGAAGCCAGTCTCCGCCTGCAATTTCCTGCCTGTGTCGAACAGTCCCATCGCTTGCTCTTGGGTTACTTGTTGATGATGACCTCGATTGCTCCACCGGAGGTGCCAGCCGTGGCGGCGACGCCGATTTTGCTCAGACCGGACGCCGAAGCGCCGACCTGGCTGGCGGAGATGTAGTACACGTCCGCACCCTGCTCGATTGACGCGGTGCAGTCGAACTCGTAGGTGCCGGTGATGGCGACCGCGCCGTACTCGCCAGAGGCGATGGGGGCGTGGGCGACCCCGAAGAGTGAGCCGACGGTCACGACCGCGCCTGCGGCGAGGTCGGAAGCCGCCGTGATGTTCACGGTATCAGCGGATTTGACAAACTTTGCCATAGTAGAACTTCCTTATGTTGAATGGTTTGTGTTGAATTAAGCCTTGTCGCCCTTGACACCCGCCTTCGGGTCTGCGAACGCCACGCCGAACGAGAACTTGCCACGATAGCTGATGCCGAAGGTGTCGAAGCTCGTCGGGTTGGATTCGACGACAGGAGCCTGCTGACCATTCAGGAAAGCAACCTGGATGGTCGCCGCAATCTGCGGGTCGGCGAGGAGGTAGTAGTCGTCATCGCTGGTCAGGTAGGCAGAGGCGACGGGGACGAAGCGGTTGCGCCACGGGTTGCCAGTGGTGTAGTTCTTGCTGGCGGTGTTGTCGCGCATCTCGGAGTCGTTGTAGAGCTTCAGGGCGACGGGTTCGAGGTTGGCGGGAACCAGCAGGATTGCAGGCTCGTAGCCGAGGATGTCGCCGTTGGCGTCGGTCTGCTTGCGGAACGCCTTGACCAGTTTGCCGAGGTTGTCGATGTTGAGTTCGCCAGCGCTGGTGACGATGTTGTGGTTGCCAGCGGTGAAAAACGCAGCGTCGTCCTGGAACTTCTTCCACAAGACCTTGTTGAGTTTCAAGGCAGCTTTGCGACCGAAGGCGAAAGCACGCTGGTTGATAGCGCCCATATCGTCGTTCACAATGTCCATTTCATCAATGCTGAACATCAGCCCGTAGCGCTTCAGCTGGTTCTCGTAGCCAGACTCGGCGAGCTCACCGGACGGGATGGTGCCACCGTTGGGGACTTCCTCGTACTCGCCCTTGGCATTGAGGGTGTAGGTCGAGAAAGCCTTATAGTCGCCGACGGAGACCACTTCGGCAATCTTGCGCCACGAATCTTCAGCGTAGTCCCAGCCAGCCTTGATGCGCTTGTTGATGGCGTTGGAGAGGATTCCGGGCAGGCTGATATTCGAGAAGTTCGCCTTGATGGCGTTGACTGCATCAGCCATGTTGGAGTTGCCAACGTAGCCAGTGTAGCCAGCGGCGTGGGCGCACTCGGTGTAGAGCTGGCGCAGACCCATCTGACCGTGATAGCGCTTTTCGGCGAGGTCGGCAGCCTTGCTGTCTGCCTGCTTGACTCCCATCGCCTGCTCGACGGCGCACTTCAGCACATCGGCTTCGGGGGTTTCGTCAGCCTTGTTGACGTTGATTTCGGGGGCGGGGCGTGCAGCCTGCACCTCGGTCTTCTTCTCCTGCTCGTCGAGGCGGGCGGAGAGCTTGCTGATACCCTCGGAAAGGGCATCGAGTTTTGCGTTCAGTTCCTCGTTCATCTGGATTTCATCCTCTGGTTTGGGGTTGTTGTTGCTATCGTTCTGCGTGGCTGAAACCACGCTGTTTGCTTCGGGTACGTTCAAGTCCGTTTCGGCGGCGGCGACAGCCTCCGCCACATCCTTCTCGACCTTCTCCACGACGGAGGGGTCAATCTGCTCGGGAGCCATCAGGCTCGCCTTGATTTCCATGCTGGTCTTTGAATCCGCGCCGATGGCGACCACGCTCACCTCGCGCAGGATTGACTGCCTTACCACGAGGGCTGGTCCGTTCACGGTCTGCCCGTTGATGGTCTCGGTGGTATTCTCGCCGATGCGCTCGTACTTGCTGTTCTCGGCTCCGATGGAGAGTTGCCACGCATACTTGCGACCAGCCCTGATGATGGACTGCGCCAGCGTGGACTCCTCGTCGAACTCCCCGTCGATGGAGAGCGTTTTGCCGTCGTTGACGGCGTTGACCACGCCCAGACGGGCATCCGGGGTGTAGTCGTGGTTGTACATCAGCGGTATCTGCTCCGCCAGTTGCATCCCGCTCAAGTCCACGTAGCAGGGGAGGTTGCTCCACCATTGCATGAACGAGCCGCCGGAGTAGGCGGTGCCGGAGCATCGCACCGGCTGGTCATCGTTCTGCTCTGGGATGGAGTATTCAGCCTCCGCAAGCGTGAGCATGGCGGGGACTTCATCAGCCTGTTTAGCCGTGGTGGTCTTCTTCCTGCCCATAGTCGTCTCCGGTCTGTTGCTGTTTTTCCTCTTCATCTATCTTAAACCCAAATTCTTGCTCCAGCTTACGTTTATACGCTTCAGCCTCGTACCTTTGCCTCATAACCACTTGCCAGTCAGCGCCCTTCTGGGCGCAGGTCTGCTGGTATGACTTGAGTCCGGTCTGAAGCTGGACTACCTCGGCGTTGGCTTCCTGCAGGGGGTTGATGTACTCCCTCGTCTCCCACATCCACTTGTGCTCGGGGACATCGTAGGCGGGGAACATCTCCTTCCACCACTGCGCGAAGACCTTGTCGAGGATGGCATCCACAACCTCCTCGCGCTGGACTTCAATCGCCCTGTCGTAGGACTGGATGTCGAGCCTTGCGCTTGAATAGTTGTAGGAAGAGGAGTCTCCGAGCACGACGTTCCGGGTGGCGAGTATGCAACGTGCCGCTTCTATCTTTACGCTCAACGCGAATGCCTGCTGACTGTCAGTGGGGTTCTGTAGTTGATACTGTTGCATTTCATAGCCTGATGGGAGCGTAACCCACGAGCGATGAGGCATTTGGAATTCCGTGAACGGCGGGTCGGAGACGGTGTCTGCATCAATCACGGTAGGGTCTGGCTTCAGCACACCGGCGACGCTGGCGGAATTCTCCATTTTAGCCAGCATAGCCAGTGTGTAGGCACGGAGCATCGCGATTGAAGGAAGGGCTGATGCGATGATGGGAACGCCACGGTGTTGCTCTGGGCGTTCAGCCCGGAAGAGGTGGCACATATACTCGGAATCTACATTGTAGTGCTTTCCCATCGAGACGGAGGGATGCTCCTGCGCCACGGAGTATCTTACCGGAACGAGGAAACGGTCGAAGAAGATGCCGTCGGCGTTGTTGTCGTCGTCGGTGTCGGGAAGGGTGTCCGGGTTGCAGATGCGCTCGGCGTCGAGCAGGAGGGGATAGAGCTTGCAGGGATTGGCGTTGGCGGGGCGGTTGGTAAGCTGGATGAAAGCCTCGCCGTCCCGAATCTCCGTCACGATGGCGGTGCGCAGGGTGCTGTACAGCCGAACCGACTTCGCCCACGCAACAAACTGGCGCTCAATGAGATTCGCATCCTCGTCATAGCCTTGTATCTGGAGCTTTGCGCCAGTGCCGACAATATTTTCTGCGTGGCTCTGAATCATGCCATAGAGCCACGGGTTGTTCTGGCACTCATAGCGGGAGCGGGAGCGCAGCACCCTCCTGACCTCGGGGGACATGCTCTGGTCTGCGTTCCAGAAGTCGGCACCCTTCCAGGTGGCGGCGCTCCGCTTGGTGGTGCAGGCGGCGTCGTACTTGCCCTTGGTGAAGAATTTGCTGAAGAATCCCATAAACGTCAGAAGATGGTGGAGTTGGTGCGGCAGACGGAGACCTTGAACGGTGCCTTGCCGGAGTTCTTGCCATCGGCGGCTTCGTCGGCTTCCTTGAGCATCTTGATGAGCTTGGCGAGGTCGTCCGGGGAGTCCATCGTGATGGATTCGCCGTCCATCACGTACTGCTTCGGGGAGGCGATTCGCTTGGCAATCGCTTCCAGCACTTGCTTTTTGAGGTCTTCCGTCATAGCCAGTTCTCCGAGGTGATTATTGCTCCATTCGTTTATACGCAAATAACTACATATCATACCTGTTTCGGGAGTGAAATCGTCCGCCGAGCCTTCCTGCCCCTGCTCTGATGGCTGATGCCGCGCTCGCTGACGGCGGCGTAGCAACCGCAGGTGCAGTCCCAGTAGTGGTTGTCGCGCCCGGGATAGCACTTCCAGACGTTGACTGTGCGGTCACGCCCTGCGGTGGGAACGGCGTATTCCGCGCTCATCTGCTGGGAGTAGGTCTTGTGGATGGCATTGGTGTGGACATCGTGTTGCCTGCCCCATATCTGGAAACTGCCCTTGTCCCCTATCGCAGTCTGTATCCGCATCGCCACCAGAGACTTGACGTAGTTGGTGTCAATCTCGATGACACGCACGTTGGAACGGTTTTTGCTGACCAGCCAGAAGTCGCCGATGGTCTGACCGGCGACCTTCCGGTATTCTGAATAGGGCTTCTTGTCTGCCGTGATGGAGCGTCCGAACGACGGCATCAGGACGTTGCTGTACTGCGACCGTGAGCAGAACGCCACCACCGTGGCGGAGCTGATGCCCCACGCCGCGTCGACGAGGCACCTCTCGATTTTCATCTCCGCCCCGTCCTCCCTCCGGTACGTCCGACCTATGACCTGCTCCGTCAACTTGTCCAGAGCATCTACCAGAGCGCCCTCGAACCCCATCCCGCGTTGCTGGTAGGTCTTGGTCGCATCAGCCAGCGTCCAGTCCCATCCCTGGTCGGGATAGGTGCCGTAGTCGATGACATGACCAGTACCCTCGTCGGAGAACGCCATCACCACATACGGCAGGACATCCTTCTGCACGTCAATGTAGGCGACGACCTTCGTGCACTCCGAAGGAACGACATATCTCTGCAAGCCAGAGACTTTCGCCAATATGTCGGCAGGCTCCACCCGAATCTGGTCAGCCTCCCCCTCGTCCAGCGGCTGGTTCTGGTACTCGCTGAAGAACGTGTCCCGATTGGAGTAGAGCCTGTCCATCGCATACTGGATGGCGCTCGCCTCGTCCGGCTCGTAGCGCTCCTGCCATGTGGCAAGCGCCCCCTCGTCCATCTCCTTCCGGTGAGACAGGTAGAAACTGGTGGCTTCGGCGATGCCGTTGCCAGTCCTCTGGCTCTCCTGCCATATCTCGTGGTACTGCTTCCACAGCTCTTCGTTCACTGGCATTGATTCGAGCAGTCCATATCTGACGCCGTTCCATTCAGGGCTTTGCTGCCTGTCCAGCAAGATGTCGGCGATGTCGTTGCGCCTGATGACCGTGCAAGCCATCACCCCGGCGAGCTTGTGACCAGCCCCCGCCAAGCCCAGTATCGTGCCCCGAATCACCTTCAAACGCTTGTCGTTCTGGCTTGCAGATGAAGCACTACGGTCGTTCTGCGGGTCGTCCAGGAACACGAAGTCGGGTCTGAACTCCCGCCCGTCGCTGGTGGTGTGCTTCATCCCTCGCAGACGGCTGTTGATGCCTGCGGTGACCAGTATTGTACCGGAGCTCGGACTGCCCTCGATGGTCGGGAAAACGATGGTGCCGCCTGAACCCCACGAGATGTCGGTGGGCTTGCCCTTGTACATCTGCCCTGTCGCACGCTGGACAATACCCTGCAGTTGCGCTATGGGATAGCAGACCTCGGGAAAGTCGGCTATAAGCCGCTCGTTGCTCTCGATTTCCGTCTGGATGCACTCGAGTATCTCCCCCGCCGCCTGACGACCGTCGCCGACGCAGACGATGTACTTCCGGTAGCCGTAGAGTATCGCCCATAGTATCGCCCGCTCCGTGATGCTCGTCTTGCCGGTGCCACGGGGGAGAGCCATCGCAAACAAGCCGCCGTTCCTGACGGCGGATTCCATCTTGCGCATGACTTCCAAATGGAACGACGCCCACGGCAGGTTGAATTTCTCCTCGTCCTTAAAGTATTCCTCTATAAAGAGTTGCAGCGAATGAGAGCAACGCTCCCTGCGGTCTTGGTTCCGTACTTCAGGTATCTCCCCGATGTTGCGGGAGACCGCATAAGCCTCCTTCTCCCGCCGCTGGTAGTATGCCTTCCTGACGATGCGCCTGACCTCGGGGTCTTCGAGGTCTTGCTTAGTATAGCCGAGCTCCTCCCGCACCGCCTGCTGCAGCTTCCTCTCCCCCTGCTGTTTGTGACCCTTCCTGCGGAGGAGCCAGTCGATTTTCCTGCGGGTGCTATCCTTCATCTTCTGGCATATCGTTAATGTCTGGCAACGTTGCACTTGAAAAGTGCTCGAGGAACAGCTTGATGCTCTTGATGCTGCCCTCGCAGATGGCATCGTCCACCAGCCGCTTGCGAATCTCCAACTGCGTCCGCAGCTGGTTGGTGCGGTAGATGTTCTGCAGGTCTGCGGACTCCGCGAACTCCTCCAAGGCGATGCCAGCCAGCAGGCAGGCGTCGTCGACGGGGAAATTCGTCCTCCCAGCATCTGCGATAATGGCTATCTGGTCGTTCGTGTATCTTGGCTTCTTGTGCTTGCCCATAAATGACTTCTGACTCCGAAAGTAGTGAAAGTGGAGAGAGGAGGCTCCTCCGCGCGCCCCCGGCTGTGGCGGCCACCCCCCAGAAGAACCTACCCTGTCGGCCCTCGGCCCTGACGGCCCTCGGCCCATCCATGACCGCCGCCAGGTGCCCTGGGGCTTCGCAGACGACCCTTCGGGGCTCCGTATATGATTCTACCTATGATGGATGGGAAAATGCGTTAGAACGCGATTCTGGCAGCTTTCCGTGGAGCGGCTTTTCTGGGGTGTTTGGGGATTGGCGGAAGATGCCCGAAGGGAGGAGGGGTATGCTGGCTGGGAAGTCGGATGGAGGTGGGGTAGGTTGAGGGGAGGATTCGCTGCTGGAATGGTGGAGAGGCGGCTGGGGATGGAGAGCGTGGGGAGGGGACGGTGGCTGGGGAGGGAGGGGGCGGTCTGGTCAGTTCTCGTCGGGAGGGGGAAGACCCTTGAGGTTGTTGCGGAGGGTGTCCAGAAAAGCTGACCCTTCCGATGGATTCAGACCCGCCGACATCAGAGCTTGGCGATGGGTATCGCCGTTAATGATGGCTTTGCAGTAGATAGCCTGCTGGGGTTCGAGGTTGAGGTAGGCGTCGTCGTAGGAGCGGTCGACCGCCCAGTCGTCGAAGTCGTTGCCGTCGTCGTCATAGGAGATTAGGCGGTTGTTGCGGGCTTCCTTAGTCAGGGGCTTGCCGTCCCCGCCCTTCATTTCGATTAGTATCCACTTGACGTGGGTCTTGACGATAGTGTAGAGATAGGTCTTGATGGATGACTTCTGCGGATTGAAGCGCGGCAGATACTTGAGCAGCTTGACGAGGACACGTTGCTTGAGGTCTTTCTCGTCTTCGGGCGAGACGAATATTCCTCTGCTCTTGTGCTTGTTGACCTCAATCCGGAAGACGGTGTCGATATAGCGTTCGTACTGCTCGTAGATTTCGTTTCGCTCCTCGATGGTCATCCATCCTCCCCTCCGACTATATCACGCATATATGCGTAGTCCAAAAAGTCTTCGAGCATCTTCTCCGAGAGTGCCAGCTCAATCTTGATTCTCGCCCCTCCCAGGAACTCCTCCACCTCGATGTCGGTGCAGATTCCTACCGGGACTCCGTCGACGCTCACCTTCTTGTATTGCATAGCATGAATCATCCCTGTCTCTGGGCGGAAGTCCTTGGCGGGGTATTGGTCTTTGCGCCGTCTCATTCGCCGTACTCCTTTTTGAGGTCGTTGATGATGCGCACTATCTCTTCGCTCGGGAGGAGGGCGTGATGCTGGTTGGTGTACCAGACTGCGACGTTGGCGAGGAGGAGCGACAGAGGGGCTCGGAAGCCATCGAGGAGAGCCTTTGCGCATCCCCTCCAGCCATCGCCCAACAACGGCTCAAAAGCGCTCAAAACACGCCCTGCGGGCATCAGTCGCTCCTTGGAGCCAGCGCCAATCGGGACGCCGTGGGCGGCGGCGTATTTCTCCCGCTTCCGCTTCGCCATCTCGTCGTCGTGCTGGAAGTCCCGTGGCTTGTATGGGGTGCCATCAGCCCATCGCCAGACTGTGCCAGCGGTCTTGCATCCATACGATGCGCTTGCCAGAATCCGCTCGTACCTGATGCCGGTCTGGTTGGCGGCGTCCCTGCCAGAGGCGTAGACCGTCTCCTCCCCTGTATCCAAATCCAAACAGATGATGGGCTTGGTGCGGTTATCTGCCATTGACATACCTCACCGCCTGATAGTAGGATAGCACGATGCCCGATGGCAACTCCAGCGCGGGCACCTCCTCGATGCCGAGCTCCGCCATCTTCGCCGTGTCGTCGACCTTCTCGAATTCGAT